GATCCGCTCCGCGCGGGACAGATCCGCGGCATTCCGGCCGTTGTGCAGGCGATGATCAAGGCGAAGGATTTCGACGAATACGACGACGCCGAGCTCGTTCGCAAAAAGAACCGCGCGGCCTATACCGGCATGATCACGCGCCCGAAATACGAGGGCGACGAGGATATCGATCCCTTGACCGGCCTGCCGGTTAAGTTCGATGCCGACGATGTCCCGGTGACCGACATTCAAGCAGGGTCATTCTTCACAGGCCTCCCCGGTGAAGATGTGAAACTCTTCGACGGCGATACGAGCGGCAGCGGCTATGCCGATTTCGTCCGCCAGCAACTCCTTGGGATCGGCGCCGGCCAGGACGTGCCCTATGAATTCATCTCGTGGGATTTCTCGAAGCTCAACGATCGAACGCTCCGCGTGGTGCTTGCCGAATACCACCGGATCATCGAGCAGGATCGCTGGCTTTTGACGATCCCGCAGGTGTGCACGCCGATGTGGCAGGATTTTATCGATTACGCCGTCATGAGCGGCGCCCTCAAAGCGCCGGCCGATTTCGCCGCGAAGCGCGAGGCCTACAGCGCCGTCAGTTGTCATCCGGAGGGCTGGCCCTATCTCCACGAGCTCCAGGACGCCAACGCCGCGGTCACCCGATTGAAGGCGGGTCTCACCAGCCGCAAACGCGAATTGGCGGATCAGGGCATCGACGTGCGCGACGTGGATCAGGAGCGCCAAGAGGACGCCGCGCGGTCGAAAGAATTGGGGCTCTCCGAGGATTACGGCAGCGGGCCGTCCGCCGGCGGAGCGCCCGAGCCGAACGCGGATCCAAATCAGAACGGCAATCAGAACGGGAGCGACAACGGTTATGCCAACGCTGCTTAAAGCGAAGAAAATCTCCGAGGCGATCACGCGCGAAATCGACAAGCGTGAAAAGGCCTGGGAGATCGATCCGGGCTTAAGGCGAATCCGGTTCGAGGTCGTCATCGGCCGGCAGACCGGACTGCCGACGTCAATCCAATGTGAGACGAACAGCGGCCGCGATCTCACCAAATCATGAACGCGGCCGCCGAGCTGCTCGAAATGAAGGCTTGCACAGGGAACGATCGGCGCGTCGCCTCGATTTCGAACTTAGCCAATCTCTCCGAGTCTCGCCCGTGCGGTTTTCAACGTTCAGCTCAGCGGGCAATTTGAGCGCAGCGAAAATTGATCCTCTGGAGCTGTTTGTTAAATGCTAGTTGCCCTAACATTACGTTTTACCGCTACGATCTCGATCAGACTGACGCGCTCCTCATCTAGATTGCGATGCAGGTTATAGGCCTTGGTCTGGATGTCGCTGCCCACAAGCAGATATACACCCAGTACCGGAAGATTCGGCTTACCCACAGGTTCCTTCGCATTTGCAAAAGCCTTCTGCGCGAGATCCGTCTTGTCATTCCAAACAGTGATATCAAAACCTGCAGCGGTGATGACAGCGCGGAATGATTCCGGCGGCACCAGAAAACTCATGGAGCTGTCTTGCGCCCACGGTACCGGAAAATAAGGCGGAGAGTTTTTATTGCCACACACCTCATACAAAACAGCACGCTCGCCGGGTTTCAGCACGCGATAGGTTTCCTTTAGCCACGATAGCTTATCCTCGACATTCATGTTCATTTGGAGCGACCAGACGCCGTCAAAGGAATTGTCATCAAATGGCAATGCCAGCGCACTGGTCGCATGAAACTTTACCCGTTCCTGCATGTTGAGTAACTGCGTCAATCGTTGCGCGGTATCAATGTATTCATCGCTCAAATCTATACCGGTTACACGACAACCCGTTTCATGTGCCAAACGGCGTGTGGAACCGCCTATGCCGCAGCCAACATCCAGGATATGCATGTGCGATGTAAAAGCGGAAAGTTTAATCAGCTCTTTGGTTGCGACATCACCCCGGATATGAAATTCATCCACGGGCTGAAGATCATCCAGTGTGATTTTCGACAAATCCTTGCCAAGTTTATTAAGCCCTTCAATGATTTTGTTATACAAATCATTAGGCGAGTAATAACTGTGAATGTGTTTCATGTCATTAACCATTGTCAGACTTCCATTTAACTATTAAGTGAGCCGCGGAGGCGGTGACAAATGCCGGTCAGCTTATCTCCGGACGCGGCTTCGACATTAAAATGGAAATCGGCTGCAATATCCGCCGGCTACCTCAATTTGTCAACGTTTCGTTTTCGACAAAAGCCGACCCGCGCGGCGGCCTATTTTACCGATAGTCTGCTCGAAGCTAAGCCCTAGATGTTTTCGGCACACCATCGAGCGGATCTTGCAACAAAAGGAAAAAGGAGGCTTGACGCGTCCGGTCGATTTATCTAAGTAAGCGCAACTGATTTTTTATTCGCTCCGCCGGCCGGAGAAGTGGAGGCCGCCCCGTCCCGCGAGGATGTGGCGGCCTTTTTTTTTGAATGAGGTGAAAATGAAAACTTGGTACTCGATCAAAGCGCAGAGTGAAAACGAGGCGCTCATCGATATCTTCGATGTGATCGGTTTCTGGGGCATCACCGCCCAGGATTTCCTCGCCGATCTGAAACGAATCGGCGATTCAATTTCTCAAATTCGCGTCCGAATCAATTCCGAGGGCGGCGAGGTCTTTGACGGCATCGCCATCTACAACGCTCTCAAACGTCATCCCGCAAACGTGACCATTGAGGTCTACGGGATCGCGGCCTCGATCGCCTCGATCATCGCCATGGCCGGCGACAAGGTGATCATGCCGTCGAATACTTTCATGTTCATCCACGATCCGTTGGCGATCGTCATCGGCGATGCGACGGACATGCGCGACATGGCCGATTCGCTCGAAAAGATCGCCGCGGCCCTGCAATCGACCTACATGGTCAAGACCGGCAAGAGCGAAAAGGAAGTCCAGAAATGGATGAACGAGGACACCTGGTTCAGCGCCCAGGAGGCTCTCAATGCTGGCCTCGCCGACGAAGTTGTCGACGCCGTAAAGATGGCCGCGCGCGCAAATCTCGCCCGCTTCAAAAACTTGCCCGAGGCCTTGAAGCCTCTCGCGATCGATGCCTCCAGCCCGTCGGCGTCCGCCCCAAGTAGCGGGGGCGGTGCGCTCCCACCCGCGCCGCAGCCGACGGAAACGACGACGAACAGGATCGAGCTCGTGGAACCGGACGCCGAGACGATCCGCGCGGAGGCCGCCGAGATCGTCAAGCTCTGCAACGAAAACGGGCTCTCCGAAATGGCGGGCGAATTCTTCGCCAAGGGCGCCAGGCTCTCCGACGTGCAGAAACGTTTCGAGCACGCGGCCGAGATCCGAACGCGTTGCGTTGCGGCCGGCATGCCGGAACGAGCCCCGAAATTCATCGCCGCTGCGCTCACGCCCGCCGAGGTAAGCGATCACTTGCTCAAGATCAAGGCGGCGCTGGATACGACAGAGATCGACAACAAACAACGGCCCGAGCTACAGACGGGAAAACAAAAGGTGGAATTGGATCAGGCGGCGATCTACGCGAAGCGCAACACAAGAACAATTTTCGGAAAGTAAATTTTTAACGGTCTCCATAGGAGGATTTTTTTATGCCAGTGCAAACCGAGGCGATCCATAAGAACGAAGGCAATCTCTCCGAGGGCAATCGCACAATCTCCCGCGAAGAGATCACCGTCGTCAGCGGGCAAAATCTCGGCGCCATGTTCGTCGTCGGGAAAATCACCGCGAGCGGCAAATACAAGGAATACGACAACGCCCTCGCCGACGGCAGTCAAACGGCCGCCGGAGTTTTGATCGGTGCGGTCGACGCCAGCGGTGCGGACAAAAAGGGAGTGATCATCGCGCGTTATGGCGAGGTCGATTACGACACCCTGCAATGGAAGGCTGCCATGAACCAAACAGACAAAGATGCCGGCGTCGCCGATCTCGCCGCGCTCGGCATTATCGTTCGGGGCAAATAACCAACGTCACAATTTCAATTAAGGAGAAACTCCCATGCCAGATGTTTTAGACGTATTTGCCGCCGATTCGGCCTTCTCGATGGCCGGCCTCACCAAGACGATCAACAAATTCGACTACGTGCCCAATCAACTCAGTCGATACAATCTCTTCGAGGAAGAAGGGATCGCCGAAACGGTCGCCTGGATCGAGGAGGATGCTAATACCCTCACGTTGGTCAAGGTCGCGGAGCGCGGCGCGCCGGGCGATACCTTCTCGTCGGACAAGCGCAAAATGCGGCCGTTCAAAATCCCGCATATGCCGCTCCAGGGCTCGGTGCAGGCCGACGAGGTTCAGAACCTGCGCGCCTACGCCATCAATCAAACGCCCCAGGCGGTTCTCGCCAGCGTTCAGAGCGTGGTCAATCGCAAACTCTTGAAGGCCCGCCAACGATTCGAGGCGACCCTCGAATACCACAAGCTCGGCGCCGTCAAGGGACAGATCCTCGACGCCGACGGCGTGACGGTCATCTACGATCTGTTCACCGAGTTCGGCGTGACGCAGCAGACGCAGGCCATGGCCCTGACCACGGGCACGACCAACGTCGATGTGAAAACCCGCGAGGCGATTCGATTGGCTCAAAACGCTCTCGGCGCCGATCCGGTGCAGGGCTGGATCGCGATGTGCGGCGATTCGTTCTTCGACACCTTCATCTCGCACGCGAACGTCAAACAATATTATCTCCAATGGCAGGCGGCCGCGTCGTTGAGCGGGACCAATCTCGCTTATCGGAGCTTCCCGGTTTTCGGCGTCAATTGGGAAAACTACCGCGGCAGCGTCGGCGGAGTTAATTACATCGGGACCGATGAGGCCTATCTGATCCCGGTCGGAACGCCCGGCCTTTTCATCGGACGTTTCGCTCCGTCGACCTGGATCGATCGCGTAAATCAGATGCCGGAATTCCCCGAGGGATTTCCGATCGAGGTCCGTCAAGAGATGATGCCGCGCGGCCAGGGGATCGCATTGGATCTCCAATCCAATCCTCTTTATCTCTGCACCAAGCCCCGCGCCATCGTGAAATTGACGAAGGTTTAACCCGGCTTTTTGCCAAGGATCTGGGCCGATTTCCCCCAGATCGGCGAGCAGAGGAGGCAACTCCTCCGTTCGCCCTTAGACACAATGACCGATCCGATCCGCATCACCTTCGATCACGCCGAGTTCGGGCGAAAGCTCGATCAGAGCCTCAAGCGATACCCGAAGGCGGCGGCCGCCGGTATCAATCGCGCCGCGCGGGGAACGTTCACGCTCTCGGTGCGACTGATCCAGCAGGATCTCGGGGCGAGCACGCAAAAGGCAATCCGTAGCAACTTGTATTTGAAGACCGCGACCGCGGACAAACCGCGCGCCGAGCTCGCCGCGCGATCGACCAAAAAGGAGCGAATCCCGATCTTTCAGTTGAATCCGCGCCCCAAGACCGTGACACGGCGCCGGCCGGCGGGCGGCGTGCGTTACGGCAAACGAAACACGCTCATCCCGGGATCGTTCATCGGGAGAATGAAAAGCGGGCACATGGGCGTATTCAAACGCGCGGGATTCAAGAGGCTGCCGATCAGGGAATTATTCGGGCCATCGATCGCGCTGGTTTTTTCGAGAAGGAAAATCCAGGCGCAGATCTCGGATTATCTGCAAAAAAAAGTGCCCGAGGAGATCGCGCGCGCTTTTAAGTTTTTGGGCAATTGAATGGCACGC